ACCACACATTGACTTTGTGGACCATGTCACTGGCACTGAACATCCTACGTTTGGTTCTTACGACAGCGCCACAGATGTCATCAGCATTGGTGTCAGTGATCGACACATCATGGACATCATGCGTACTCTAGCACATGAACTGGTACATCACAAACAACGTGAAACCAAACCACAAGATCAATTGGACGGCGGTACTGCCAGTCGAGACGAGAACCAAGCCAATAGTGTGGCAGGTACACTCATGCGTGAATTCGCTGATCAGCATCCTGAATACTTTGGTGGAGAGCAAACGGTGGCGGAAGATGTGCCACAACCAGGTGCAAGTTCTGGTGCTCCTAAACAATTTGGTCCTGATGCTAAAATTCAAACTCGCCCGATGACAGTGAAGCAAATTATATCATCGGTGCCGGGGGTGCCTTATTACAATAATGTAGTTGATGACTGGGACGCTAAAGATTACAGTTGGGGCGTCACCAAAAAGGTAATAGAATACGCTACTTATCTAAAGCAACATCCAGAGAGTTTGTCACAGTTACCACCAATACTAGTACTAAACGGCAAGTTTGAAGACGGGGCTCATAGAGTGTCTGCTATATGGTTGCTACAGCAAAGAATGGATCCTAAAAATCCATTATGGGCTAATGCCAAATTGAATGTTCAGTTCATTAAACAAGGTGTGGCGGAAAATTCAAAACAAATTAATTGGATCAAGCCCAACTTTGATTACGAATGGGATGAAATTGAGTTTCAAGCAGATGCACCGCAAGTTCCTAGTGATGTACGCAATTATATGGCACAACATTTTCCCAACAAGCAGGCCTGGATGAAGGCAGTGGTGCATGGTCGACCAGTTGTGGTGTCGCCCAATCATGGTCAAAAAATTAGAAACTATCCAGATAATAAACGAGACCTGTTGAATGCCTTATCGCCTGAATCACACGATCCCCAAGGACCTGCTAAAGCAAAAAGAGTAAATGCCTTGTTTGATAAAGGTGGTCCTATAGAAATGCCTATCATATTAAAAACAAATAAAGGTTTATGGTTAATAGGTGGCAAGACACGATTGGGTACAGCAAACTTACTTAAAGGTATACCTGCTAAAGTATGGATGATTGGTGGCGAACAAGGTGTGGCAGAAGGCGTCTGTCGCGGCGACTGGATACGACATCCAGACAATCCATGGCAGATAGGTCAAATACAAAGTATTGACAATGGTCAAGCCTTGGTCACCTGGAAAAAGACTGACAAAAGAAAGAAGGCAATGTCATCAACTCATGCAGTTGATGTCCTACAACATGCCAGGCGTGAGTTCTCTCAATTGACACAACCCACACATACACCGGGTATGGCAGAAAACTTTGCTGATGGTAAAAACCCCGGACGCAAAGGACTTGCCAAACGTAGTGGTGTTAATACCAAAGCCAGTGTTAGTAGTCTAAGAAAGACTGCTAAGAACAGCTCAGGCGAAAAGCAACGTATGGCGCATTGGCTGGCCAACATGAAAGCCGGCCGCGCCAAAAAGAAATAAGAACACACTACCTTAGGAACGCTTTGCGTTACATAGTGTTGCCCGGCTGCTGGGCTGGATATTATGGGAGTCGTGCCCCGGAATGGTATCCTAAAGTGAGCAATAATTCCAAATTCCTCTTGCAATATCAAAATAAGTAGTGTATAATAAATCAATTAACAAGGAGATTTAAATGTCAGCACGTATGTTTAGCGGCGAACAAAAAGCCAAACTCACACAAATCATCAACGAGGGTATGACCGTACTTCAAGAAATTGAAGATCTTAATGCTGGCCTTAATGATACTGTTAAAGCCATTGCAGAAGAAATGGAAATTAAACCGGCTATCCTAAAGAAAGCAATCAAGATTGCACAAAAGTCTAGATTAACCGACACCAATGCCGATCATGAGGAATTGAATACAATTCTAGAAACAGTAGGCAAAACGCTTTGATTAATATGCTGGAAGGGTGGTTTAATACCACCTGGCATTTTGCTAAAAAGGATTATCAAGAGTGGCCGTTAAGGTTTACTCTTGAAATGGTAGCATGGGCCGTAAGCATTGTCTGTAGTCTTGGCATGATGCTTACTGTACCTAACCCACCATTAATTTGGCTGTACCCAGCTTGGATAACAGGCTGTGTGATCTATTGTTGGGCGGCGTGGACTAGAGGTTCGTTTGGAATGATGGCAAATTATTTGCTATTGAGCACAATTGATCTAATTGCTCTTATCCGCATGATAAGTAAAGTAGTATAATAAGCCTCGCCCGCTTTAAGGGCATGTAGAGTAAGTGTAAGCTCAAAATTACGCACAGGAGAGTAAATGTCATATATTGACGCATTGTTTGATCGAGACAAAGATCGTATTCACGTTGTAGAACGTGTTAACGGCGAACGTACTTATAAAGAGTACCCAGCTAATTATGTATTTTATTATGACGACCCTCGCGGTAAGTTCCGCACTATCTATGACACACCCGTGTCACGATTTGCTACACGCAACGGAAAAGAATTTCACAAAGAACAGCGCATTAACTCTGGTAAGCGACTGTGGGAAAGTGATATCAATCCCATCTTCCGTTGTTTAGAAGAAAACTACCTAGGTGCTCAATCGCCTAAACTACAAACAGCCTTTTTTGACATTGAGGTGGACTTTGATCCACTGCGAGGCTACTCAAAACCCGAAGATCCATTTAACCCAATAACATCTATCTCAGTGTACTTAGACTGGATGGATAAAATGGTCACGATGGTGGTTCCACCTAAGAGTTATAGTTGGGAAACCGCACAAGAAATTTGTGATAAGTTTGATAATTGTTTCTTGTTTGAACGAGAAGAGGATATGCTTAATACATTCCTTGACTTGATTCAAGATGCGGACATCTTAAGCGGTTGGAACTCGGAAGGGTTCGATATTCCTTATACCACTATGCGTATTACTCGTGTGCTATCCAAGGATGATACACGACGTCTATGCCTATGGGGACAAATGCCTAAACAGCGTATGTTTGAACGCTTTGGTGCTGAACAACTTACATTTGACTTAATTGGTCGTGTACACCTAGACTATATGCAACTGTATCGTAAGTACACATATGAAGAACGTCACAGTTATTCATTGGATGCAATTGGCGAATACGAAGAAGTAGGAAGTAAGTTGGCCTATGAAGGTACACTGGATCAACTCTACAACAAAGATTTTGAAAAGTTTATTGACTACAATAGACAAGATACCCTATTATTGGCTAAGTTAGATAAGAAGTTACGATTCTTAGACTTAGCAAATGAACTTGCTCACGACAATACTGTATTGTTACAAACCACAATGGGTGCGGTTGCTGTAACAGAGCAAGCAATTATCAACGAAGCCCACGCCCGTGGGATGGTTGTGCCTAATAGGAGAAGTCGAGATGATCAAGGAAATACGCAAGCCGCAGGTGCCTATGTTGCTTATCCCAAAAAAGGAATTCACGAATACGTCGGTGCAATCGACATCAATTCGCTCTATCCCTCGGCTATTAGAGCCCTCAACATGGGACCGGAAACAATCATCGGACAACTCCGACCAGTAATGACAGACCACTACATCAAAGAAAAGATGGATAGTGGTAGTAGTTTTGCTGATGCGTGGGAAAACATGTTTGGTACTTTAGAGTACAATGCAGTAATGACTGGAGAAATAGGCACTGAAATAACTGTAGATTGGGAAAATGGATCCAGTGACGTAATGAGTGCCGCAGATGTATGGCGCCTAATATTTGATAGTAGACAGCCGTGGACATTGAGTGCTAATGGCACTATTTTTAAACATGACACAAAGGGCATTATTCCTGGGTTGTTAGAAAGATGGTATGCTGAACGAAAAGAAATGCAAGCTAAAAAGAAAACCGCAACATCTCCTGAAGATACGGCGTTTTGGGACAAAAGGCAACTCGTTAAGAAAATTAACCTCAATTCGCTTTACGGTGCGATCCTTAACCCAGGCTGTAGGTTCTTCGATCAACGCATTGGCCAATCGACTACGCTTACGGGCCGTATTATCGCCAAGCACATGGACGCACATGTCAATGAAGCAATCACAGGTACGTACGATCACGTTGGGCAAAGCATCATTTACGGGGACACGGACTCGGTCTATTTCTCAGCCTGGCCGCAAATCAAAGAGGAAGTAGCTCGAGGCAATATGGAATGGTCTCGTGAAACGTGTGTACAGTTATACGATACTATTGCTGAATCAGTTAATGAATCATTTCCTGCGTTTATGGAACGTGCTTGTCATTGCCCACGCGAGATGGGTGCGTTAATTAAAGGTGGACGAGAACTTGTTGCTAGTAAAGGTCTCTTTATTAAAAAGAAACGCTACGGCATTTTAATCTTTGACATGGAAGGTATTCGTGTAGATACACACGGCAAGCCAGGCAAGATGAAAGCTATGGGACTTGACCTTAAGCGGTCCGACACTCCTAAGGTTGTACAAAACTTCCTAAGCGAATTGCTGATGGACGTATTAACCGGTGCAGAAAAGGAAGCAGTTATTGCCAAGGTCAAAGACTTTAAATTATTGTTTGCTACTCGACCAGCGTGGGAGAAAGGTACACCTAAACGTGTAAACAACTTAACCAAGTATGCGGCAGAAGAAGCACGTCTAGGCAAAGCTAATATGCCGGGCCATGTACGTGCGGCCATGAACTGGAATAATCTTAAACGTATGCACGGTGATAACTATTCTACTACTATTGTAGATGGTATGAAAACTGTTGTATGTAAACTTAAAGACAATCCAGTGGGTTATACTAGTGTAGGGTATCCGACTGACGAGACTCATATACCTACGTGGTTTAAAGAGTTGCCATTTGATGATAGTACAATGGAGTCAACTATTGTAGATCAAAAAGTAGAAAACTTACTAGGTGTGCTAGAGTGGAAGATTGCTGAAAGTACAGATATTAAAACAACATTTGATGATCTATTTACATTTGAGTAATCATGAAAAAACTAACTCAACTAGTACACCTCCGTGAACAATTGACGCAGTCATATGACCCTGCGCCAACAGCAAATGAACTTATACATTTAACTGACCGTATCGATTCTATTATGGCAGAGGATGTAAGTAAAGACCATCGAGACATACTAGAAAATTTCCTGTGCGATTTTGATGAATTGCATATTAAATTACAAGAAAACAAAAATAAGTTTAATGCTATCATTGATCGGATTAATCAAGAAATAGGAGCAGAAGGCACCAAGTTCTTTAGTGACAACTATGGTTTAGAGCTACGTGTAGAAGCAGAAGCTACTAGTATTATTCGTAATGTTCGAGTAATGGAATTATCTGAATCCCTCCAGGCTGAAATTCTAAACAGAGTACAACTGTACGGCGATTGGCATTACCCAGCATTGGAAATTGGCTGTAGAGATGGCGAGTGGACTAGACACTTGGTAGCCAATGATCCGTTGTACATAGTCGATCACTATAAAGAATTTCTTGATTCTGCTCAGTCAAGATTTACACCAGAATATCAAAATCGTATTAGACCTTACTTGATACAGGACCAGGACCTGAGTGCATTGCCACAAGGACAAATGGGATTTGTATTTTGCTGGAACTATTTAAACTATCGCAGTTTAGATACTGTAAAAGAATACCTGAAGTCAGTCAAAGATTTACTACGTCCAGGTGGCACATTTATGTTCAGTTACAACAACGGAGACATACCGGAATGTGCTGGATACGCCGACGGACATTGGATGAGTTATATTCCAAAATCTATGCTGTTGCCCTTGTGCGAAAGCATTGGTTACGATGTTATCTTGGCCCGAGACATTCGAGGTGAAGGCACATCAATCAGTTGGGTCGAAATACGCAAGCCCGGCGAACTTGAAACAGTAAAAGCTCATCAGGTAATGGGCGAAATACGTCAAATAATTATTTGACTTTGTCTAAATAAACCTATACACTACTACTATTACGGAGAAAACTATGTTTGATTATTTAAAAGATATTGTGCAACACACTTATGGCCTAGGCGTTATTTCAATGCTAAAGGTTACTGGTACTAAAGAAGGTACTACTATTAACGCATTTGACCAGGCAACTAAAACGGTTATCCTAAATGCAGACTTTAAAGCGCCAGTTGCTGGCTTTGAAGGTGTTTTTGGAATGCCTAACTTGGATAGACTAAACACTATTCTTAATATTCCTGAATACAAAGAAGGTGCAAAGATTACTGTTCAAACACAAAAAGATTCAGAAGGTACGGATGTACCGGCTAGTATCCAGTTTGAAAACAAAGGTGGCGACTTTAAAAATAACTATCGCTTTATGACAACCTCTGTTATTAACGATCAACTCAAGAACGTTAACATGAAGCCAGTCAAGTGGGGAGTTGAAGTTGTTCCAACTGCACTTAGTATCCAGAAATTAAAGTTTCAAGCAATGGCACACTCTGATGCTACTACATTCAGTAGTAAAACAGAAAATGGAGAACTAAAGTTTTTCTTCGGTGACAACAGTTCACACGCAGGATCATTTACATTTGCAACAACTACCGGCAGTTTGAGCAAGCAGTTGAATTGGCCGGTCGCAGTTGTTAATAGTATTCTCAGCTTACCAGGTGACAAGACATTTAAGATCAGTGACGACGGTGTTGCTGAAATCATTGTTGATTCTGGACTTGCTGTATATCATTACAAGTTGCCAGCACAAACAAAATGATAATTGATGCTGGCATTTTAAACGAATGGCAATACAAAGGTCATTGTTATGGCGAATGTATGAGCCATTGGGATAGTGCATACATGTATGTTCATATCCCAAAGAATGCCAGCTCGTGGACTAAACCCAATCTTAAAGATTTTGGGTGGGAGTTTTATAATTATCACGCAGACCAGTTAGACAAACACGCATTGGTTGTGTTGCGTGATCCGGTAGAACGTTGGGTAAGTGGTATAGCAGAATACTTTACTCTATATCACAACAATTTTAACACATGGACGTCTGATGTGTTTGATTTGGTATTTGATAGAATAACATTTGACGATCATACAGAACGTCAAGTAAAATTCTTACATGGGCTAGACACAGATAACTGTACGTTTTTTGATTTTGATAATTATCGTTTAAATTTTAGTGTGTGGATCAAAGAAAACTACGGCGATAACAAATACGATCGTTATGAATTCCAACACGTGAGCGAACACAGTCCAGAACGAAAACGGTTCAAAGAAATTTTCAATCGTGAGTTACAAAATTCTAAATACCTAGAACAAATTAAAAACCATTATGCAAAAGACTACGAATTAATTAACTCAATAAAATACTATGGCTCAAGATAACTTAACTGCTAAACAAAACGACTATGCTGTGTTCCTTCCAGCTATTAGTGGTTTCTATGCCACCTTTGTGGGCAAGCAACGCAATGAAGCTTATGTAGACCCTGCACGTTTTCCGCAGGGCCTAACAGATATGGAGCAAATGAATTGGTTAAATCCCACCAAGGCATTGTTCCCATATAAGTGGTCACTTTACTCCGGTGGCCACGCAAACCTCGATCTGAACAAACAAGATTGGAGCGAGGATATGGTACGCAATCGTGATCCCAACACACTAATGCTAGGCGACTCTGGAGGATTCCAGATTGCCAAAGGATTATGGGAAGGCGATTGGAAAGCCGGCTCAGGTTGCCCGAAGGCCCAGAAAAAACGTGAACAAGTTTTGGCTTGGCTGGACGGCATCGCTGACTATGGTATGACCCTTGATATTCCAACCTGGGTTGCACTGGATAAAGAAGCAGGTAAAAAGTGCGGTATTGGCAGTCATCAGGAAGCTGTTGATGCTACCAAATACAACAACGATTACTTTATGGCCAACCGCAAAGGCATCAAGAACGGCGGCGTCAAGATTCTCAATGTGTTACAAGGTGCCAACCACCCCGATGCCGAAGAATGGTATCAAACAATGAAACACTATTGTGATCCTGCACAACACCCCGACACCCACTTTAATGGTTGGGCCATGGGAGGCCAGAACATGTGTGATGTAGATTTAATTTTACGCAGATTGGTAATATTGCGTCACGATAACTTGCTACAAGAAGGTGTGCATGATTGGATGCACTTCTTGGGCACAAGCAAACTAGAATGGGCAGTACTACTTACAGTAATTCAACGTGCGGTGAGAAAATATGTTAATCCAAAATTCACAATTAGTTTCGACTGCGCCAGCCCTTTTCTGGCCACAGCTAACGGGCAAGTTTACTTTGAAAACGTATTCCCAAATAATGGAAAATGGAGTTACCGTATGGCTCCATCGGCTGACAATAAAAAGTACGCCCTTGACACTCGCAAGTGGAGTGACGGAGTCGTTGCAGATGGAGTCTACCCGAGATGGGAAGATAGTCCTCTTAGCAATTTGTTACAGATGAAAGACATTTGTATCTATAAGCCGGGAGTAGTTAAAGCAGGAGTAACCATTGATGAAACTAATTTTCAAGAACCGGGATCATATGACGTATTACCTGATGTTAATAAGAACGGCAAATGGGGTAAGACGTCGTGGGATAGTTTTAGTTACGCTCTGTTAATGGGTCATAATGTATGGATGCATTTGACAGCAGTACAAGAAGCTAACCGACGCTTTGATATTGGTGAACATCCTGCCATGATGCGTAGTAGCGGACCTGGCGGCGAATACTTTGAACACTTGGTTGAGCGAATTTTTGCAGAACCAGACAAAGACAAGGCATTGAAAATAGTCGATGATTATAGTACTTACTGGACTGAAATTATCGGTACACGTGGCTTTAAAGGTAAAAAAGCTATCAATGGTACCGCGTATTTTAATTTATTGTTTGAAGAAGAAGGCAGTTCAACCAGCGAAGAAATTGCGCCCGAAGAAGAATTTGATCAATCAAAACTAGATGCATTGGAGAATGAATGACCATTACTGCACGTATTAAACACCTAGAAGAACAACATAAAGTGTTGGATAAAAAAATTGACGGCTTGGAAAGTACTGGTGCTTTTCAAGACGAACTATTAAACAAATTGAAAAAACAGCGGTTGCATATCCGAGACGATATTGTTAAACTTAAAGCAACCGTTGCATTTGAACAAAGTAAAAAAGATAAATTATGAACAGAGCAGGACATGAACAAGTAG